AGTGACGTTCGCCTCGGTGATGACCACGATGCGCTTCGTGCGCTGCACCGAGAACGTCGTTTCCGGCAAAAATCCGCTGCCGTCGGCGTCGAGCTGCGACGGCTGGTCGTAGCCGTAATCGAACAGCGTCACGCCGAGCAGCACGTTGACGTCGCCGGCGCCGGTCAGGAGGTTAGCCGTGCCGTCGACCGATCCGCGCTTGACCATGATGCCGGTCGGTATGTTCGCGGAGGATTCGGCGCTGGTCGCGGACATGCGATCGCCGAAGCGCTCCGACTCGAAGTCGGCGGGCTGGCCGGCGACGCCGATGGTCGGCAGGTCCACGCTGGTCTGAGGATTCGAGATCATGGTCAGTTGCCTCCGCGCGCGTTCGAATCGCGCAACATCGCTTGGTTGTCCCAGGCGCGCATCCGGTCATCGCGCGTCTCCTCGTGCTTCTCGCGCTTGTCGCCGGGCGCATTGTCGACGGCGTGTGCTGCCGCGTCGATCCGCTCGTAGGAGCGCGCCGTGCGTACGCGATCCTCGATGAGCGAGTCGAAGCGCGCCGCGATGTGCGCGTCGCTGACACCGTTGCCGACGTCCTCTTTGGGACGCAGCCGCTTGATCACGTCGGTCTGGATCTCGCGGTTGCTCTTCGTCTTCGACGCGTAGGTCGGTCCGAGAACCGCGCGCGCCTTGGTGATCGCGTCGGCACGTTCGGCGACGAGCGTCGGGATGCTGTCCTTCAGCTCGGCCAACTTCCGATCGGCGGCGTCGGCGCGGTCGGCGTGCTCCTTGACGGCCTTCGTCTCGAGCTTCGCGGAACCGGCCACGAGGATCTGCTCGAGCTCGTCGACGCGCTCGCGCGCCGTCTTGAGCCCCGCCTCGGCGGCGTCGGCGCGTTTCGAGGCCGTATCGAGCGCGTCCTTGCGCTCGGATGCGGTCTTCTCCGCGGCATCGAGCCGCACCTTGAGCAAGCTGATCTGCTCGCTCGCGTCCATGCGATCGTCAGCCATGTGGCCTCCGTCGGCGCGTTGTGCGCCCAGGTTCGTGACATCGGCCGCGTCGGATCGCGCGCCGTATTCTTTTTCAAAGTTCGTCGAGTCGATGCCGAATTTCTTGGCAGCGGCGATGATCTTGTCGAACGCGCGCTTCTTGACCGCGTCGCTCGCCCAGCCCTTCTCGGCAGAGAAGCCGTGGCCGCCCATCGCAGCGATCACGTGCTTCTTGTCGTTGATCGGCAGCTTGCGGTTGTCGGGATCCGCGAAGTCGTCCGCGGACAGGTTGTTGCGCTGATCCGTGCTGAGTTCGGCGTCGTTCCGCACGCCGATCGTCGACTTGTCGACATCGTGCGTGTGGCCGGCGTTCTCCGCGATCGTGATCGTGCCGTCGATGCCGCGAATCCACTCGTGACGATGCGGCGAGTCAGCGCCCTCGGCCGTCGCGAGCGACGTGCAGCCGCCGTCGTCGGAAATGACGAGCGAGTGCTGGTGGCCTTCGACGGACGTGGTCAGCGCGGTAACGCTCGGACCGTCGCCGTCCTGCCAATCGTCGGAGCGCTCGACCGCGAACGCGGCGACGCCGTCCATGCGGACCATCAGATCAGAACCGCCCCGCGCACGATCGACGAGCGCGAGGTGGTTGATGCGGATGTTGCGCTGAACGAGGTCGTAGCGACCGAACTCTGGATCGGTACCGGACGTAAGATCCTCGTCGATGCGATAGCCCGGCGAGAGCTGGCGCTTGCCCGTCTCGATCGCGGCGATCGCCTTGGGATTGTCGATGAGCATCGTGGCGGCCGCGCGATCGCCGTCGCGACGAGCCGCAGTCTTGACCACGCCGACGCGCAGCGCCTGGGCATTGCTCGGGTCGACCATCTTGCGCGGATGACCGAGCGTGACCGGCGCATCCTCGAACCCCGCGAGCGAGTCCGAGCGAAACACCTCGTCGCGCGGCCGCAGTTCCCGACGCACGACACCGGCCTTGCCCAGTCCGCGCTTCTCGTCGTCGTGCGAGTTGACGTACTCGTAGATCCCTGGACGCGACACGTAGCCGTCCACGCGCAGGAAGCCCTGCTCGGTCTTCACCGGCTTGGCCAGCTCGCCGTGGTCGTAGCGGAACGCGTCGCCCATGTACGAAGGCGAGGCTGCGCGACGAGCGAGTCTTGGCTGCGGGATTATCGATGTCGTTTGTGCGCGGCCGCGAGCGCATCGGCCCAGCGCGGCACGACGGCGGCCCATGTTCTCGTCGCGCGCATCGCGATCGCGTTTCGGCGCCCGGCGTCGCGAACTTCGCGCTGGTGCGCGCGCGCCGTGCTCTCGTAGCTCCAGCCCCGCGCGCGCGGCAGGAGGCAGAGATTGATCAGGGGGGCACCGTGGCGTGATCGGAGAGCGCTTCTTCGCGGTGGTCGTTCGGCAATCGCTCGATGAACACGCCGCCGAACGCCGGTCGGAACCAGCGCAGGCCGAGTCGCGTGATCATTCGTCGTCGCCGATCGAGCCGAGCACGTCGGCGAGGACCGGATCGGCGGAGCAGCGGCAGCAGGCCGGCACTCCGGGAATCCCCTCGCTGGGCGGGTCCGCGTACGAATACGGACCACCACTAGCAAGATCCTCGTGCTCTGGGCGCACCTTGCCATCGCCGCAGTCGCGCCAGTAGAAGCGAGTCACGCCGAGCTCCTGATGACGCGCCGCTGCAATCTTCCCGTTCAGCTTGCCGACCTGGTCGCGCGCGATCAGCCTTGCATGACGTTCGACGACGCCAAAACGATCCTCGATATCGGAGGTCAGATCATCGACGGTCGCGCCGCTGGTGAAGGCTCGAGATGCGATCTTGGCGACGTCGCCACGCGCCGCCTCGCCGAGCGACTTGATGAGCTGAGCGTTCTCGGCAGAGAAGTGATCGATCAGCGTCGGCACCTTGCGATCGAGCGTAGCGATGTCGACACCAAGCACCGCTCGCGTTTGCCGCGACAGTTCCGCACGCTGCGTCGCGCTCGTCTGCGCTCCATAGCGGCGCGCCAAGAGTTCGACGGAGTGCGTGTCGAGCGCGGTCGATAGCGAGCGAGCGGTCCCGTCGATCAGCGATGTCAGTTCATCGGTCTCGAACGCGTCACCGCGATCGCCGCGAGCCGCGCGCGCTCTCTCGAGCAACGCAGGCATCCGGCGCATGAGCGGCACGATCGCGGTGCGCAGCGCGCCGTGTACGAGCGAAACGATCGCCGTGGCATAATCGGCCTCGACGGCTCGCGGGAATTTGGCTCGCGGCATCGGCCTTCGCACCGCGTGTCCGATCCGCATGCGACCGCGCGCATCGCGACTCGGCGGTTTGGTCGCGAGCCCGGCGACCACCGCCGCGCGAACGTGCTCTGGCACCGACATCAATCGCCGCCGGCGTCCGCATCATCTTCGGACGTGTCGACCGGTTCGGCCGGTCCAGGTTCGTCGTCGCCCTGAGCGCCTTCCACCGGATTGGCCTCGCCGTTGACGGCCGCAGTATCAGCTGCGGTCATCGTGCTCGCGTCGAGCGCGGCCTGCTTCGCCCGGCGCTCCCAATCGATCCGCATCTCCGGCGAGTACGTGTCGCCGCCCCAGCGCGATTCGGCGATGTCGTCTCCGCTCGCGATCCCGCGATCGAAGTAGCCGAAGTCGGCCTGCGCTACCAGCCAGCGCTCTTCCGCGCGTTCCTTCGCCGTAGGCTGCCACAATGGCGGCCACTCGATCGACCATTGCTCGGGGACGATGCCCTTGCACGGGCCATCGTTCTGTAGTGCGAGCAGGCGCACGAGCGAACGGATCGGATGTGCGCGCGTGTGCCGCTCGTCGTCGATCGAGTCGTACCAGGCGCGCGTCGTGAAGTCGCCGCCGCCGTTCGCGTTGAGCCCGGTCGGCGACAAGCCAAGGAACACCATCACCGGCATCTCGGCGGCCGCCGCCGCCATCTGCGCCATCAGCATCAGCAGCTCGGGCTGTCCGGTGATCGGCGTGGACGTGACCGAGTACTCGTCGGCGCCGTCCATCACGATGCCACGGATCGACGACGCGGACATGTCCATCTTCGCGATGCGGCGCGCGAGGAGCTGCTCGCCATTCTTATTCTTGAGGATCTCGGCGAGGTCCTTGATCTTGTAGAGCGCCAGCGCGAAGCGGCGCAGGATCGCCATCGCCGAATCGACAGCGAGCCCGAACTTCGCGAAGACCGCCGTCACGCGGTTCAGCCGCGAGTCGCCCCACCCGACGCGCTGCCCCGGTTGGGTCTGCGCGCTCACGCGAAGCCCCGGGAAGATCACGAGCCTGGACTCGTGGATCGGAACGCCCATGTACGGCGAGCCGGACGCGCCCGACAGCGAGTACAACATGTACGAGCGCGGCTTGCGGAACTTCGGCGAGCGCACGTCCGTGTACCAGCTGCGCGGCACGAGCTCGCGCGGCTCGAATACGTGCAGCGCCAGCACGCGACCGATCGAGTCCTCGTACCCACCGAACGGCTCGCTCAAGTCGCCGACCGCCCCGTCGATCACCGGAAGAACGGCCGCACCGCCATACGCGCGCTCGTACTGCGCGGCTTCCTTGACGCGCTCGTAGAGATCCAGCCGGTCGCATTCTTGCTGTAAGCCCTCGGCGATCAGCTTCCCGCCGTCGTCGGCGACGCGGATCTCGGCGCCGAGCCGCAATGCCGCGGTCGGCCGAGCCTCGATGACGCGCGCGATGAGCGGGTCGTCTCGCCAGCGGAGCATCGCTTCGATGTCGACGACGATGTTCGGACGATGCGTCGTGGCCGTCGATGGGTCGCGTCGCGTGCCGTGGCCGGTGTACGGATTCACGTACTCGTCGCGACGCTCAGCCGTGCGTCTCGTCGGCGCATTCTTGCGAGGCATCGCGGGCGATCACGCGCCGGGACGCCCTAACGTGCACGGGATTACGCGGCACGTAGTCCGGCGAGCGCTCGCCAGCGCTCCTCGACCGACATCGCCGAGCGGTGACGCGTGGCGATCTGCGCGCTCGCGTCGGCGCGGTCGTTCCGCCGCGCCTGCGGCAACGCGGCGAACTGGTCGACGTAGTCGCGCGACCACGTGGCGCCGTCGAGAAGGAACCAGCAGCCGGCCTCGACCTCCGGCGACATCGCCGCCCAGCGCGACTCTTTCGACTCGTCCGGATCGATCGGCTCGACGACGACCGCGATCGCCTCACCGTCGGGACCGAGCAGCGGATGCTCCTGGTCGAGCATCGCCTCGACGAGGCTGTCAATTACCGCCTGCCCGTTCGCCTTTCGCTCGATCACGGCGCGTGCGACGCCCCAGGAGCGGATCTTCTCGCGCACGGCGGCGATCGTTTGCGGCCACGACCGAACCTCCGTGTCGTCGTCGAACACGAAGCGGTTCGCGCCGTAGCCACCGATCACCTGCAGCGACACCTCGCTCGCGGTCGCGCTCGTCGATCCGAAGCTCGCGTCGACCGACAGCTCGAACCATTCGAGGTCGGCGAGGTCGATCGCGACGGACGGATGCTGCTCGAGCGTGCCGAACTCCGCGCCCGATCCGACGCATCCTTCCGGACGAGCTCGAGGCGGCAGGACCGGCGTCGCATCGTTGGCCACGATCGGACGGAAGAACCGCCACCAGCCGCGACGGAACATCGTGCCGTCCGCCGGCGACGGGTCGCATTCGTACTGCGCGTTGTAGCCGGCCGTGCCTAGCCGCTTGAGCTCGGCCGCGCGCACGCGCTCCGTGTAGTACGTCGGCTGCAGCTTTTCGCCGTTGCTTCGCCGGTCGCGCCAGCCGAACGGCGCCGTGCACAGCTTCCCTCGCCTCGCCTCGACGAAGGTAAGCGGGATCGCGAGCCGAGGCACGCCGTCGACCACGATGCGCGACGACAGGTCCTCGGGATGGACGTTCTGCTGCAGGACGACGCGCAGCGGCCTGCGCGGATCCTTCACGCGGTTGCCGAGCGCCTTCCAGAAGTTCATCACGTCACGGCGCGCGGCGTCGCCCCAGACCTTCGCGGCGTCGTCTGGGTCGTCGACGAAGATGCCGTCGGCGTGGACGCCCGTCACGCTGCCGTCCGTGCCGCGCGCCTGTCGCACGCCGCCGGCGGTCGTCGCCCACTCGTCGATGCGATTCTGATCGCCGCGGAGCGTCCAGCCGATCGCGAACGTCTCGCGGTACCACGCGCTCACCACCAGATCGCGCGTGGCGAGCGAGTCGCGGCGCACGTTCAACGGCGTGCCGCTCGAAAAGAATCCGGCGAACATTGGGCACCAGGTCCAGATCCACGCGAGCAGGACGACGCACCAGATGGAGCTCTTGAGCGAGATTGGCGCCACGTTCACGACGAGGTCGGTCGCGCGCTGAACGTAGCGGCCGCGCCCGCAACCGCCGTCCTCGACGGGCCGCTCCCAATGCTCGCGCTGCCCGGCGACGGTCTGACCGTCATCGTCGTCAGCGCCGTCTCGATCGCGCACGTACGGCCGTCCGTCAGCTTCCCACGCGACGAGCGTCCGTTCAACCTCGTCAGGCTCCAGGCCAGCGAGGTGCCACTCCTCGACGAGGATCTGCGCGTGCATGCACTGCGCGTCGATGTGGCGATCCCACTCGAGGCGCTTGGATCCGGCCATCGTCGGCCACGCCGCGCGCAGGAACGAGCGCACGTCGGCGATCAGCGGCCGCGCGCGATCGCGCCGCTCGACCTCGCGACGATATAGCTCAGCCCGGAGCGTCGCCGCTCGTTGCTTCGCCGTCGTCATCGCTGTCCTCCTCGAGGGACTCGGCCTCCGCATCGGCAAGCTGGCGTCGGATCTCGTCGTCGCTCATCGCGGCGAGCGCGACCTGGTTGAGATTCGTCATGACGCCCGACACGCGGATGGGCGTGGTCGCCTTGCCGAGGATTCGGTCGGTGAACCACTGGACCGCAAAGATCCGCTCCTTGTGGTCAACCGACGTGAGCATCTTTCTCGCGACGCCGATCACCTCTTCGAGCGTCGCGGCCGAGGTCAGGCCGTGCATCTTGAGCGCCCTGGAAAAGCTGGGGCGACCAGTCGGGTTGCCACTCTCTCCGGGCTTGAAGCGCGTGCCCTCGGGTGGCGGCGGATGCGGCATCGAGCCATCGTCGCCCCAGGGTACGCGTCGGTGCGGGTTTAGTCGTCGCCGGGCAGCAGGTCGGCCGCGTCGTTGCCGAGCTCGCGCAGCTTTCGCCGGGCTCGCTTGAGCACGCCGTGCGTCTGGGTCTCGCGGACGTCCATGTTGCGAGCGACATCGGCGACCGGCATCTCCTCGCCGCTCGCCGACGACCGTTCGGCTTCGTCGAGCGAGCAGCTCGGCGGCAGCGGCCAGTCGAGCCACACCGGACGAAGCTCGGCCGGCGGCGTGTAGCCCGGCCAGCGGCGACCCGGCTGCTCGTCGCTCTCGACGCGCCACAGGTGGTGGCGGCACTTGACGTGCGGGCACGGTCGCGGACCCTCGATGCACTCGGCGCGGGTCGCCGGCACGTGGTCGTCGATCGTGATCGTTCCGCCGATCACACGCAAGCGCACCACGCGCCGCGGCGCGTCCGGGACAGGTGCTACGCGTGCGACTGCCACCCGATCACACGCTAGCGCCGACGATCGCGGCAGTCAATCCGGATCGATCCGCGCCCGATCCGCCGGTCGGGTCGGCCTGATACCGTTGACCGATGCGAGCCGCGCTTGTCCTCCTGGTCGCCTGCTCCAACGCGCCGGCCATGAACCAAACCGCGCCGGATGGAACCAAGGCGAGATCGGACGGCCCCGCCGGATCGCCGATGGACGGCGCCGCTATCGCGCCGACGTCGACGCTGGTCTCCTGCACGACGGGGACGCGCACGGTCGTCAACGCCGACGGCAGCAAGACGGTCGACACGTTGCAGTACGCGCTGCTCGACGTCGGCGGCGCGTCGAACTTCGCGATCGCGTCGTGCAACGAGCGCATCAACGGCACGTTGATCCTCGGAGGCAATTGGGCGTGCGGATCGGGGCAGACGTGCACGCCCGACGCGAACTGGCCGCCGGATCCGACGAACCTTTGCACCTGGGATGGCGGCGCCGACGAGTATTTCGACGGCAAGCTGTACGCGTTCTGCGGGAACTCATCGCAGGGCTACAATGCGATGGGCAGCGCGGTCGGCAATCCGAGCACGACGACGTTCGACAGCGTGACGCTGTACACGTGGTGAGCTTCAACGCCGCCGCTCGAGGATCCGGATCGCGCGATCGATCGTGCCCTCGCCAGGCAGCGCATCATCGGGATAGAGCACCTCGAGTGCGGGCGTTAGCCGTGACAGCTGCTCGAGCTGGTACTCGAGGTGCGGTAGTAGATCGTCGCCGAACAGCGCCGCGACGCTGATCTTATCCCCGGCGAGACGGCGCCGGATGGCTGCTTCGAGGATATCGCTCACGACGCCGGCGCCTCGATCCGCTCGCACTTCGCGGGCATCAGCGCGCCCACCAGCGCGAGCATCGCGGCGTCGATCGCGTGGTTGCGATCGACCTTCTTGATCGCGCGCAGCTTCTCGGACGCGCGCGGGTGGTTCGCGAGCAGGTAGGTCGCGGCGTTGTGGGCGAGCTCGTCGTAGTCGACCTGCTTGCCGGCGTTCGGCAGGACCTCGCGCTGCCAGCGCTGCGGCGCGATCGTGAGCAGCCGCGGCCGCGGCGCGAGCGTGGCGATCACGCCGATCGCGACGCCCCACGACAGCGCGATCGGGACCAGCGCGTTTGCGCCGCCCGGCGGGAACGACATCCGCTCGACGACGATCGTGTGGCAGCCCTTCGCGCGCTCCGCGATCACGACGGCCTGCGCGTTCGCGCGCGCGGCGCGGTCGAGCGTGACGGCGCGATCGCCTTCGACCGGCTTCGTGATCACGACGCCGAGGTCGACGAAGCTGCACGCGGTGTCGTCGAGCAGCGCCCAGCCGAACGTCGCGAGGCCGGTGTCGATGCCGAGGATCATCGGATCTCTCCTGTCGCCTCGTGGATGCGAACTCGATGCAGCCCGCTGAGCTCGATCTGGCGCACTCGTTCGCGCGTGAGGTTCATCGCGGGCAGGCGAGCGAGCTCGCGCTCGACACGTTCCACGGTGAGCCGCGTCACCTCGGCGGCGAACTGGTCGACCAGCGGTCGGACTCGCTTGAGTAGGACGTCGCGCATGCTCTCCTCGGTCTTCATGGCCATCCTCCGCGTTGGCATCCGACGGTCCGCTCGTCGACGACGATCGGCTTGCTTCCGCCGGTGCAGTAAATCTCGCCGTCGATCTCGCCCGGCGGCTCGTAGCTGTGGTCGCGCACGATGCCGTCCGCGTCGCGCCGGTCGTCGCCGATCGGCACGCGGCGGCAGTCGTAGCGACCGCTCGGACGCACGCCGTCGAGCCACCAGCCGGCAGGACAGCGCGCGTGATGCGGGCGACACAGCAGCGTCACGGCGATCACGAGGATGCCGAGGATCGAGACGAGCCAGTCGGTGAGCGTCATCGACGACTCTCGATCTTGGCGAGCGGCACCAGCACGATGAAGTCCTTGATCTCGATCAGCCCGTTGCGGCACGGGTTCGGGTCGTGGACGATCTTGCCGTCGAGCGCGACGCACTCGTGGAGCCGCGGCGAGCGCTCGCCATTTCGCATGCACGGGCCGCCGACCATCGTGAAGCCGCCCGGCGCGCGACCGGGCTGCAGAGTGTCGTGGTCCCTCGGAATGAAAATCGGATAGAGGTCGCGACCCGCGCACCAGTCGACGAAGCGCGCCCACCAGCCGTCGCCGTGGAACGGCGGAACCGCGTCGATCGGCAGCTCGAGGATCGATGCGACGCACGCCGAGAAGCAGTTGCCGTCGGGACCGAAGCTCGTCTGGTCGACGGGAATCACCGACGACGCCTCCGCCACTCGCGTCGTTCCGCGCGCTCCTCGCGAGCGATGGTGCGCTGCGACTTCGCCGGTGGCCGCCACCGCGTGGCGAGCTCAGGCGGCGGCAGAGCGTCGACGTGCGTCAGGTGCCACCCGAACATGCAGCCCTCGACGTCGCACCGATACGCGCGCAGGTACGTGCCGCGTTTCGCGTAGCAGTCGGCCGCGACCGCCATCGCCTGCGCCTCGCTGTCGTAGCGACGCTTCGTGTAGCAACTGCGAACCGGATCAGGTTCGCAGGCTTGAGATCGCGCTGGGTCCGTCACCCGCGCCTCGAGACGCCCGGGCCGGCGATCGGAAGTCGCGGCGGCGCACCGCACCGGATGCGCAACCCGCGGTTCTCTTCGCGAAGCTCGGCGCACATGCCGAGCGCAAGGACAACCTTGCGCTCGAGCTCCATGTTGATCCGCTGCATCGCCTCGAGCTTCAGGCGCCAGAGTTGATCGACCTCGAACCGGCGAACGTGAGCGCGCGCGAGCAGCCGTCGCCACCACGACGCGCGAAGCACCGCGATCGGCAGCGCCGATTCGGGCACCGGCACGTCGCGCGCCCACGGCGGTTCGGCGACGGTCGCACGTAACACACCGGCGCCGGCGCACGGCTTTGCCTTCATCGCGTGCACGGCGCAAAGATGCGGATGCTCGATGCTACCGTCGTCGTAGAACCGGCTTCGCGCGATCCGGTGGCAGGTGTCGCACGGCCCCTCGATCACGATTCCGCCATCGCTCACGGCCTGCTCCGTCGAGGCCCGAAGTCCGCCGGCGCGTGCGTTCCACGCGGAACCTCCGCGCACGCGCCGTCGTGACCGGCGGTCTGCACGCACCAGGTTCGGCGCGGACAGGGACGCGGCCGGTCGATGGCGGCGCCCTTGTCCTCGGTCGACGGTAGCGTGGGGACGCCTTCGATCACGACTTCGGCTCCTCGCACGTCGGACACAGGTCGACCGCGCGCAGCCAGTTGCTCTGCTCGTACGCGATGCGCTGGAACTTCCAACCGTCTTTCGCGGCGAGGTCTCGCACGACGCCGACGGGCCGACCGATGTTGTCGTAGACCGCGCCACAGCCGTCGCAGGAGATCTGCGAGTAGTTGACCTGCCGCGAGCTCACGACCGCTTCTTGCCCTTCGCTTTCGGCTTGTCCTCGCTCTCGTCGTCGGCGCGGTCATCCTCCGCAGTGCCGCCTTCCGGCACGTCGCTGGCCTCGCCGCCTTCGGCCTTGCGCTGCGCCGCGGCCGCGATGTCGAGCAGGCCACCGCCGCTCGCGTCGCCGGTGCCCGGCAGGTAGCGCTGCGTCTCGTGAGCGGTCGCCGGGCGGCGTTCGACCTCGTCGCCGGTGTCGAGCCGGATCGTGTGCACCCAGCCGGTGCCGTCGACGCCCTTCATGAACACGTCGTTGCACGGCACCGTGCGGTCCTGCTCGCCGGTCGCGAGCTCGCGGCCCATCTTCGCCACCTCGTCGGCGAGGTCGTCGATCTGGTCCTGCCGCCGTTTCTTTTCCTTCGCGAGATCGGCCTCGAGCTGCGCGACCTCGAGCTCCTTGAGCGCGCGCTGCTTCGCGATGCGCGTGAACTCGTCGTCGGCGAGCTTGCAGGGAAGCTCGCGCTTGATGTTGCGGCGGATGATGTCTAGCTCGGTCGTCATGATCTCGAATCGGTCCTTTCAGGTGTCGTATCGGGTTCGCCACGAGACGCCGAGCCGCAGCGCTTCTGCGGTCACGTCGCTCGGGTCGGCGTAGAAAAGTGCGTGCGGAAACGTGCTGCCCGGATCGTCGGCGCCGGGCGGCGGCTCGAAGTCGCTGCTCTTGAGCACGACGACGAAGCGCGCGAGCGCGTAGACGCGATCGAACCAGGGCGGCCGTGGATCGAAGCGGAGCAGCGCGCAGAACCGCGTGTGGCCGTAGTGGTCGAGCGCACGGTCGACCCAGCCCTTCGCGTACGGCGGCTGCAGCCACACGCGCCAGTCCGCCGTCGCGCGCATCGGATAGCCGTCGCCTACGCGGAACATGCCGGGCGTGCCGTCGCCGAAGCCGTCGCCGCCGTCCTCGAGCATGCAGCGGTGGTCGCAGACGATGTGCGATCGCGGGTTCGAGAACGGGTCGAGCGTCCACGTCCCGACGGCGTCCGCGACTTCCTTGCGCGTGACCCAGGCGCCGCGCGACGGGTCGCCGCTGCCGCCGCGCACGTTGCCGGGCGATGGCGCCTCGGTCGTATCGAGGCGAGCGCGCGCACGAGCCGCCGCGAGCTGCGCGTCCAGGTCGAGCTCCATCACGCGGCACCTCGCGGACGCCGATGACGCTTGTTACGCGCCTGCTGCTTCGCTGTCGCCCAACGGCAGTTGCTCGGCTCGTAATTGCCGTCGTTGTTGATGCGATCGATGCTGTGCTTCGACGACGGGCGCCGCCCCATGTCGGCGAGAAAGTTTGTGAAGCCACGATTGCCGAGCCACCTGGCGCAGACGCTGATGCCACGCGCGCCGTAGTTCTTGAAGCTCTGGTTCTCCGGGTTCGTGCAGCGCTGGATCGCGGCCGCCCACGCGCTGTATTCCGGTGACCGCTCGCCGTCGTGCGGCGCATCGCCGTGCTTCGTGTTGGACTCGATCCATCTCGCGTCGGCGTCACGCTTGAGGCAGCCGCATGACCGCGTCGGCGTGCGCTTCGCCCGGAGCGACATGGTCGACACGACGGTCGGGGTTCCGCAGTCGCACGAGCAAAGCCAGCGCGTCTGACCTGCCGCGCCATTCGCAGCGCGCTCGACCACGACGAGGCGCCCGAAGCGTTGCCCGATGAGATTCAACGGCGCCGGCATCTAGCTCGCCTTCCGTTCGCGGACGACTTCTGGCTCGCCGGCGATCGATCCGGGAAGCCACTTGCCGATCCGGAGCTTCGTGCAGAGCTCGTTCGCGCGTTCCCGGCTCAGGCTCGCGGTGTTACCGACGCCAGCCGACGCCAGCCGACGCGCTTGCTTGTACGTGCAGAGCGTTCCGTCGTTGCGTGTGTTCAGCCGGTGCAGCAGCCGCCACGCGTCGGCGCGAGAGAACGCCGGCGGCAGGTGCGACGTGGTCACACCGAACCGCTTCGACTCGAGCATCTCGATCTGCCGCTCCGACGGCGGCTGTTTCTCCCACGACGGATCGCACGGCGGCGCGGCGCTGGATTCTGCACCGATGAATGGGTCCACGAATTCGGCCGTGTATTTCACGACCGCGGAGATCCGCAGCGCGTCGCGCCGCTTCGCGACCTCGCGATCGGCGTGCTCGAGCACGGCGTCGATCGGCCGCTGCGCAGAGGAGAGCTGCCGGTCGATTTCCTCGCGGACGTCGTCGGGAATCTCGTTCGGGCTTCCGGTGAGGCAGTCGACCGGCCCGACGAGCTGGTGCTTCGATCCGGTGCCGGTGAGGTCGAGCAGCAAGCAGTCGCGCTTGCCGGTCTCGGGCGACGGTCGCAACCCGCGGCCGGCGCATTGAATAAATCTGCCGTGGCTCTTCGTCGGTCGGATCATCGCGACGCAGCTGACGCTCGGCGCGTCGTAGCCTTCGACGAGCAGATCGCAGTTCATGAGGAACTGGAACTCGCCGCCGGCGTGCGCCGCGAGCAGGTACTCGCGCTCGTCGTCGTCCGTCTTGCCGTCGACCGCGCGCGCGCAGCCGTGGCGCAGCTTGTTCATCGCGGCCGCGACGGCGTGCGCGTGAGCGACGTCGACGCAGAAGCCGATGCTCTGCCGGTCCGCGGCGAGCTCGAGGAACGGCGTGACGACGCCGCGGATCGCGCGCTCGTCGGCCATGACCTTCGCGAGTTGGTCCTGCGCGAAGTCGCCGGCGCGCATCGCCACCGCGTCGAGGTCGATGCTCTCGACGACGACCCGACGCGCGACGATCGGCACGAGAAAGCCCTCGGCGATCGCCTGCCGGATCTCGTAGCGATACGCGACGCTGGCGAAGACTTCGATCAGCCCGACGCCGTCGGCGCGGTTCGGCGTCGCCGTGACGCCGACGATCTTCGCGCCGTCGAAGTAGTCCAGGACCGCGCGGTAGCTGTTCGCGACGGCATGGTGCGCCTCGTCGACGATGACGAGCGTGAAGTGCGCGCGCGCCCACCGCGCGAGCCGCTTGCCGCGAAGCGTTTGCACCGACGCGATCACGACCTTCGCGAGCGTGTTCGCGCGCCGCGATCCGCACTCGACGTCGGGCCACAAGCCGACGGCTTCGCACTTGCGACCGGCCTGGCGAATCAGCTCGTCGCGATGCACGAGAATCAGCGCGCGGCCGCCGTGGCTGACCTCGATGCGAGCGAGCTCGGCGAACGTGACCGTCTTGCCGGTGCCGGTCGCGGCCACGACCAGCGTGCTGCGGTGCACGGCGAGCTCGCGGCGCACCGCAGCGATCGCGGACCGCTGGTAGTCGCGCAGGGTCGGCTGCACTGAGCCGCTGATCGGTCCCTGCTGTGAGGCCGGGGCGATCACGAACGGACCGCCGCTTCCGACCTCTGCCTCTGCCGTTCGAGGGAGCGTCCGCTGCTGAAGGTCTGCCCATAACCTCTGCCTCTGCCCCCTATAGGGGCAGGCAGAGGTAGGTCAATTCGGCCTCTGCCGGCAGAGGTAAAAGCAGAGGTTGGCAGAGGTGGCAGAGGTCGAGTCATGACTGCTCCTCACGCGCCTTGTCGGGCGTCCAAACCAGGGCCGATCCGCCGCGCCGCGCACCGGGCATCAGCGCGAGGTCGCCGGCGCCGATCAACTCCTTGACGGTGTTCAAGATCAGCCGGTCGTTGCCGGTCGACGCGTCGATGATGTTCTGCTTCGAGAGTGGCCGCGTGCTCGCCTGAACGAGCGCGACGATGCTTCGCTTGAGCTCGGCGATGCGCTTGGCCTTCTTGTCGACGTCACGATTCGCGCGGACCTCGCTCGCGCTCTTCGCCTCGCCGACGACCTCCCACGTGCCGACGCGGCCGCGGTAGTGGAGCTCGTGCACGACGTCGGGGACGCCGAGCCGATACTTCGCCGTCGAGAGTTTCCACGAGACCGTCTCGTGATCGATCGGCTGCCGATCGCCGAGCGTGAGGATCACGTAGGCGTCGCGTTCGATTTGGGACGTCTCGGCCCCCGTCGCGGCGGCGTCGAGGCCGAGCAGCTCGCCGGCGCGCATCTTCTTCGAGTTCTCCGTCGAGGTTTGCGACACGGCGACGAGAACCACACGCTCGGCCTTCGCGGCGCGCCGCAGCTCCGACGACATGTTCGCGACGAAGCCGCGCTCCTTGCCGGGCGGCGCTGGCGACGCTTGCAGGTAATCCCAGACGACGAGGATCGGCTGGCCGGGATACCGATCGCGCAGCTCGCCGACGACGCGGTGGAGCTTCTCGACGTTCGCGTCGCCGATCTCGAGCAGCCGAAGCCGCGGCACGGCGGGAATGAGATCGCGCGGTACCTCGCCGCGAAGCACCGCCGCCCACGAGAACGAGCACAGCTGACCGACCGAACGACCGGCAGCCTCGTCGCCGTCGAGCTCGGGCGTCACGTACACGGCGGGGCCGCGATGTAACGCGTGCTCGACGATGATCTGCAGCGCGAGGCTCGACTTGCCGGCGCCGCTCGGCGCGACCAGCGGCACGAAGGAGCCGTTGCGGCACGTCGCGATCGGCGTGTTGCCGACGCGGATCTCGGTCCACGGCTCGTCCTTGCGCGCGTAGATCTCGTCGACGCAGTCGTCCCAGGTTCGGCCGACGCGGCGTCGCGACGCTTCGCCGATCTGGTCGAGTCGCTGCAGGCGCGCCGCGGTCTCGCCGATCAGCTCCGACGGATCGTGCGGCCACGTGTACGCGCGCTCGAGCGCGGACGACAGCTCGAGGATGGCCTTCCGCTGCAGCGACATCAGGCGAACGTCGTCGGCGTACGCGCGCACGTTGTCGGGCGTCGGCACGCGAAGCGCGAGCTCGCCGAGGAACGCGATGCCGCCGATCGCGCCGAGCTTGCCACCGCGCTCGATCTCGGCCTCGAGCGTGACGACATCGATCGGGCAGCCCGCGAGCCGCAGGTTCCGGATCGCTTCCCACACGACGACGTGGCGGTGGTCGTAGAAGTCGTCGAGCTCGAGATCGTCGAGCTGCACGACGACCTCGTTGCGCAGGATCACGCCGCCGAGGATCGACGCCTCGAGATCGAGGTTGTGCGGAAGCAGGCGCGTCGGGCCCGACCCGTGCGGAGCGCGGCGCCGCTGGCCGGCGCCGTTGCTATGCGGCTCAGCGTTCACGCGGCGCCGCCCAACTTCCCGGCGCGTAGCCTTCTTCGTCGATCTCGCCGCGCTTGCGAAGCTCCGCGGCGACGGCGTTCGAGACGCGGCACATGAACCGCGAGCGCGCACTCTGCTCGCCGGGCGTCCAACCGAGGCGGCGGATGACGCGGCGACGAATCGCGACGAACTCGCGCGTGGTCACTCCACGTCCTCCAGCATCTCGAACGTGATCTGCTTCGGCGCCGCGCAGCCGATCTCGCGCAGCTCGCGAAGCCCGCGCTCGACGCTCATCATGATCCGCGCGCGCTGGCACACCGGACAGCGGCGCAGCGGATTCGCGCTCGGGTCGACGTCGACGTCCGGGCTATTCTCGATGCGGCCGCCGCACACGGTCACCCATGACGCGCCGACCTCGGTGACAAGGTGCCAGTCGCGGCTATTCGGAAAGCGGATCCACAAGGGGTAGTTGAGCGACGCGGCGTCGCCGATCCGATCGGTCACGGTCGCACTTCCCAGTGCTGAGCGTTCCCTCGCGCGTCGATCCACTCCCAGCGCGCGACCTTTAGCTTTCCGTTCTTGTGCTTCTCGATCAGCGATGGCCGCTCGCTAACGATCACGAACGTCTTGCCCGGCCACCACCAACAAGCCGATGCATGCGTGGCCGCGTAGGCGCGAGCCTTCAACTCCTGCTCTCGCCCGATGTCGAGCCGGAGCACGTCGAGCGCGAACGTGACCGACGGCGGGCCGCCCCAGCGCCAGTAGTAGCCGTATCCGGACCAGAACTGACCGCCGAAGCGATGGAACCAGCGGTCGTTGATCTGTTGTTTGAGCGCGACCGCGATCTCGCGTCGAGACCCAACGTCGTCGACCGAGGCGTCGACCGAGGCGCGGACCGAGGCGTCGACCGAGGCGTCGACCGAGGCGTGGACCGAGGCGTCGACCGAGGCGTCGACCGAGGCGAGGACCGAGGCGTCGACCGAGGCGAGGACCGAGGCGCGGACCGAGGCGCGGACCGAGGCGTCGACCGAGTCGCCGACCGAGGCGTCGACCGAGGCGTCGACCGAGTCGCCGACCGAGGCGTCGACCGAGGCGCGGACCGAGGCGTCGACCGAGGCGAGGACCGAGTCGGCGACCGAGGCGTCGACCGAGGCGCGGACCGAGGCGCGGACCGAGGCGC